CACGAGCCGGAAGCTTTCACTGAGGCGATGTTAGCGTCCGAACATTCCACGGTTTCTGCTGATTTTGCCGATAAAAACCCTCCGTCTAAAGCTGTTTGGTTTACATCCGAACACTCCACCACCTCGCCCGAAGTCACTGTTTTGATGACCACCGCGTCGGCATTCACTTCGAGGTTATCCTTTACGCGAAGGAGGATTTGGAGGAACTCGACCCACCCGAAAAGTGTCGTGCCGAAGGTGACTTCGTACTGAAAATAATCACAAAACTCGCCCCCTGCTTCAATCGCGCGGACTTTTTGGATAACGAAATTATCATCCATCGAGCGGGCGGCGTCCACCACATGAAGCAACTGGCCGGCTCGCAATCCCACCTGATCGGTTTTGAGTTTGCCAGTGATGATCGCGTTGGAAAATTCCCGAACTTTCGCTTGGGCGATAGTCAGCGCCATCGTTTGATCTTGGATAGATTTGTCGACAATCGTCTCGAGGTCGATGATACCGTCACCAATACCGGCGGCTTTGAGCGCCCCGATACTTGCGGGGTCTGAATATTCGAGGTTCAAATCTAGCCGCTCATTGTAGGTAAATAAAATGTAGTCGGTCAATGTGAGAACTCCCTCGGCGCTGGCCTCGTTTAGCCTTACCGTTTTTTCGTTGGAGTTATAGAGATAAAGTTTTGTATTGTCAGCGTCGTCGATTCCTTCAATCCCTGCGGCCTTGGTAATAGAAAAAAAGCTGATTGTGTCGCCACTTGTTTGAGCTACCACCTCTATCACCGAGAAATTGTTGGGGTCAACTACCACGATTTCCCGCGCGGCGCCCCTTGTTCGATTGACGATGTAGTCGCCAGTGGTTAAGCCGTGGCCTGTGATGGTAATGTTGGTCGTGTTGGTTCCTACTTCGGCGACATCGGTCGAAGTGTTGTTGTCGACCTTCACCTCGAGATTGTTGAATTTGGATTTAAGCCCCCACTCTTTTCGGGCGTTATCTCCAATAAAAACTTCGGGGTAGCGGCCTGTAGAAGTAAACTCACCACCCAAAACCCTGATTCTGTTGCCTACATGCGTTTGATCGACCTCGATCGAAAGGTCGGTAAAATTATCACTCGTTTCAGTTACTTCGAAGGGGGCGGGTTCGGTTTCGTTGGGTGCGAAATGGATGTTTCTTTCATAGTCGATATACCAAACATATTCGAAAGTCTTCGCGAGCAACTGCATGATCTGGGTCGGGCTAGTGTAAGGGCTTCGGAAATCGTCGAAGGTGGAGGTGGTTTCGACGAAAGGGTAGTGCCGGAAAAAGTTTGTTTCGAGTAACCGAAGGCCAGCAATCGAAACCGTGGCCGTGGCCGCCGAGGTCTTCCCGACGATTCGGATATGATCGAAAAGCAACCAATTCGGCGTTCCTGTTACCGCAAAATCATTGACCAAATCCAGTTCGATGTAGGTTTCGGTGGCGTCGGCGTCGATCTGGTCGAGGATGTCCGAAGCTCCGCACGCGATGTAATCGGTGGTGCTACTTCCGATCTGTATAATTAAAGATTCCATGTTGGCGAGGTCGGCCACCTTTATCCAAAACCCTAAAATTCCCCGAGTTGCCGCTCCACTCGCCGAGCCTGTAAAATGAGAAACATCGCTTTGCGTAGGCGTGGCCGTCCAGTGCTGATTGGCCGCCGCCGTCGTGATCGGGAAAACTCCCCAGTGATCGGCTTCGTAGGGGTCGGTCGCTGAGGTCGTGGCGTTGCCCGCCCCTGCTCCCGCAACCCACTCCGTCTGTATGTCGCCGTTGGTGGAGTAATCCATCTGGTCGATCTGGTGGTTGTAGTTGACCGTGGTATTGCAAAAACTGTTGATGATGTAGCGGCTGTCGCGATCTTCCCAGCTATCCGAAACCCTTTTTTTATCGAAAATCTTTGTGTAGTCGACGCAAGTAACGATGTACTCGAGGTTTTCGAGGACTTCGACATTGTAATCCGCCACATTGTTCACCACCCCTCCAAAATCAAGCTTTCCGATTCGATCGCCGGCGATGTGCGTGTTTTCAGGGGCGGCGGTTAAAACGATGGTGCGAGTCGACTCGTCATAACTCAAAACCTCGACCGTCTCCTCGTCGCTGTTGCCGATTCCAATTCTA